GTTTAATTCGTTGAATCAGCATGGACGCAAGATGGTTGTATCAATAATATTAAATGGAGGCTTGGATTGTTGTGATTTTAAAAATATACCTAGATATATACGAAGCCTAATTTGTTATTATACAACTCAAATAAGTAAAATCACTTATGCTATATTGGTGATAGTATTTACGAAAATGCGGGATACAAAGAATTTTTATTCTTTGTCACGTGCTGACTTAAAGAAATCATATCCTACAAACAGTTATTTATCTCCAGATGATGAAGATTCTTGTGTAGAGGTTAGGTCCAAGGATAAACCTCAAAAATCAAGTTTGTTTTTTACAAACAGTTGTTCATCTTCAGATGATGAAGATTTTTGTGTGGAGGTTAGGTCTAATGATAAACCTCAAAAACCAAATTTTTTATATCCTTCAAGAATTATTTTGGATAAGGTTAAAAATAATATTTGTAAGACACCATTGGTAGATAATAATCATGTGGTAAGTAACTTTTCCGATGAAGAAATGGATATCCCTTTTCAAAGGCGAGATATTTATCAGTGGTATGATCGTTACAAATCTGGTTCCTATTATTTAGATACAGGTGTTTATAACACTTTAAAATTTTTGTGTGAAGTACCTTTTGGAACTGAAGTTGACGGTCGTCCTGATATTTGGAAAAACCATGATTTGTTACATGTCGATCCAAAAATGTGTTATTTTTCTTACGAATATGGTCCAGCTGTCTTTGCGATGGGCAATTGGATAAACATGCCTTCTTTATTATTTCCAAGTGGACAGCGAAAGTTGTTAGTTTCTATGGAAATTGTTTCTCAAGTATTGACTTTAGTTAATAAAAACTTAAAATATAATGAGGAAGCACTTTTTAATCGCATAAATACTGCAGTCTCTACTTGCATGTCCGTAAACATTAATCGTTACCATAATGGTTTTATTGATAATATTCAAACAGATACATCTATATTTTGTTTTAATGTTGCTAAACATCATAATTTTATTAATGAGGATATGCATTTTTACCGGAGCCCCACAAACTTATTAACATCAAATATGGATATCGTACAAATGAAGTCACACTCCCGGATATCCCACCAACTGATGATTCTGTCAAAATTAGGAAGTTTAATGCCCATGGCAATGATAACTTTTCTCGTATCGTTGGTGTCGATTTACCTGTTACGTTTGTTGGGGCCTGTAATCCCAAACCCGATTTGTCGGATCCACAAAGTATGTTGGACGGTGTCCGTTACAGGTTTTTGCGTAAAGTTCCAGAACCAGATATTGAAGTTCGCACAGCTTTTCGCAAATTTGTTAAAGAATGGATAAGTAAGAACTTGACCCCATTAGATCCTAATGTGGATTGTTCAATAGAGACGTGGTTGACAAAAACCAATTA